CGCTTGCGGATTGTGGCGATATCCCGGATGCCGTCACACACCACAATCCGCAAGCGGTTTTCGCAAGTCGTGGCTGTCCGGTCGGGTGTTGGCATTGCATCGTGCCGAAAATGGAGGGGTTAAATTTCACGATGCTGCCAGATTTTACACCGAGACCGGTTCTTTGTGACAATAATCTGTCCGGACTTCCCGCTGATTATCAACAATACATCATTGATCGCTATCGGGGGTTCGATGTTCCTCTTCTGGATGCGAACTCAGGATTTGAACCAAGAACGTTTGACGCTGAAGTTTTTGAGAGATGGCGGCCCATCAATCGAGGGCCATGGCGCTTCGCACATGATGACGCCGCCGATCGCGAGCACGTTGAACGGGTATTCACCATGTTGAAACTTTATCAGGTCCCGGCACGTAAAATCCAGGTCTACACCATGATTGGGAATGAGCCATTCCAAGCGTGCATGGAGAGAATTCAAGAGGTCATAGATTGGGGTGGGGAGCCATACGCTCAACCGTTCATGAAATTAAACGCTCTGATAAAGAAGCCTCACGTGCGCTTCGACTGGACGGAAAGCAAGCTTCGCGCGGTGCAACGCTGGGTCAACGGGAGATTCTGGAAATACACACCATTCGAAACTTATAACTCATCGACAAAGACGGTTTTGGATCGCGGTGAGGAGTTGGCGCTGGTTGGGGGTTCGGATGCCCTGGCGTGACGCCCGCCGGTCAGCCGAGCACCTGGACCTGTCTGAGGCCCGTTTCCTGGCGCTCGTGCGGTCCGGCAAGTTCCCGCGCCCATCCTACCATCTCGGCGAACGGTCCCCGCGGTGGAATTCGGAGACGCTTGACAGAGCGATGAACCCCGAAACAGCGTTGGACGTCACCCGGGAGGCGGTCAATGGCCTGGTCCAGAAAATCGAAGAAAAAGGCCGATCGCGTCGTCAAGAGGCCGCTGGCTGATGGAACGACTCGGGAATACCGATACCCAGCCTACAAGCCGAGACCACCCAAAAATGCCGCCGACAGCGTTCAGGCGCTCCTCGATGCGTACCGGGGATCGCAGGCCTGGGAGAGTTTGGCGCCAGCGACCCGGGCCACGTATGGCGTCTACCTGAATGATCTGGAAGACATGGGCAACGCGATCGTCGGAAGGGTCACTCGCCGCGAATTGCTTGACGTTCAGGACGCGATTGCCCGCAACCGAGGCAACGGCGCCGCAACCGGATTCATCCGCACCGCCAGCGCTGTCTTTGGCTGGGCCGTGGATCGGGAATGGATCGAGCGGACCCCGGTGCACCGGATACCCAAACGTCCAGGCGGTTCGCTACCGGCCTGGACGCCAGAGCAGGCGGCCCACGCGCTCGCCGGCCTACCTGAGCACCTACGGCGAGTTGTCGTCCTGGGGGCCTACACCGGACAGCGGCGTGGAGATCTGTGCGCCATGACGTGGGCCGCGTACGATGGGCATACGATCAGCCTTACGCAGCAAAAAACGGCTGCCGTCCTGGTGATCACGGCGCACCCCGAACTGCGCCTCGAATTGGACGCATGGAAAGCCGAGGCCCGGACCCTGACGATTCTCGCCAATCAATATGGCAGACCGTGGAACCTCCGATCCCTGTCCGGTGCCATGCCGCGTGAGCTTCAGCGGATCGGATTGCCTCCCGGCCTAAACGTGCACGGGCTCCGGAAAATGTTCGCCGCGACCCTGGCCGACGAAGGCGCGTCGACGCATCAGATCCAGTCCGGCACCGGGCAGAAAACCCTCGGCATGGTGGCCCATTACACCCGGTCGGCGGATCAGAAACGGCTCAACGCGACGGCCATTTCCCTGTTGCCGAGAATTGTCCCGCTTACAATTAACAAAAAACAGGGAAAGTCTTAGTCCAGGACTATGATGGATTTGATCATCACTAAAGGCTTTCTTTTTATTTTTCAATGGGTTACGATGCGAAGATTCTGATTGGCCATGCCGTTGTATGGTTGCGAAAAAATACAAATGAGGCTGGTAATGTCCGAAAGGCGCGAGGTTCGTCACCTGACGGAGCGGGGTGGAATGGGCCTTGTGATTTTTCATCTGGCCAGGAGAAAGATCGAGTTCGCTCTCACGTTGGAGCGATCCCCGCTTGGGGATATTTGGGCCTCCGTCGGCGACCGGAAAATCAGCATAGAGGTCAAGACATGCCGGAACGTCATGAAGTGGCAGGTTCGTAAATCTCAGATACACCGCGTCGAGTATTACGTTCTGGTGTCGATGGACACGGCCAAATGCTTCGTGCTGACCTCCCGCGAGGTGGCGGGGATCGTCCAGGAGTCGCCGGTCATCTATGGCGATATTCACCTCGTAAGCCGGGAAATGGTCCCCGATCTCGCGCTGAATGCCTGGGAAAAATTGGATGGCGAGCGCACGCCCAATCTATCGCCGGGCATCCTTGGTCCGCAGCCCATCCCCCGCGCCCTTTACAAGCACACCCGGACCGTCCGGCGAAAATTGGCCGATGGGACGCTGAAAACGTACACCTACCCTGGCGTCGATGCGATCAGCGGCATCGGGTGATACGTGGCCTCACCCCCGCAACCCCACGAAACCCACCCCACACCGATCGTGCCACGGCGGCCTCTCGACCACCCTCGGACAATCCGCCGCGATCCGCTCGCCCAGTTTCGGCCGAAATAAGTCTACGCGCACCACGTATTTGTCATTGACACATTCCGCATTTTGCGGAATAATGTGTGCATGCCGAGGGAACGGACCCCGGCGAACCGAGGATGATCCCGATGACCCCCACCAACATGTTCACCAACAACTTCACCCGCTACAGCGACGCGCCCGTTGAAGTAGGCATGATCCGCTATGTCGGCAGCCCTGTCGCGGGAGAGGACGTCGCCGCGTGCGTCGTCACCAAAATCCTCCCCTCCATCCGTGTGTGGGATCCCGAATATCGCCGGCACCTGGTGAGCTACCCCTACAAAATCCGACGCGCTACCAAGGCTGAGGAAGTCGCCTATCTGGCTCTCCCGGCTCACAGCGCCGCCAGTGCCGCTTACCGAGCGGAGGGCTGAGCCATGGCCCAGTTCGCGGTCCCGGTCGGCTCACGCATGATCCTGGCTTGCCGTGACACGCTCGCGGCGGGCCTCGCGACGCGGTTCGCCGGCCTCCATCCGGTGGAGGCCGGCGAAACACGCGTTGAACGCACCGGCCTGGACCCCGCGATCCGGGTCGGGGAATACGAGAGTTCGGCGGCGGTCGTTACGCCAATTGAGGGCGAGCATATCCCGGACCTGCACGATCTCGCGCTGGCCGCGGCATGGCGGGACGGGGCGTGGGATATCCAGGTCACGCTCCATCCGCCGCTGTCCGGGGCTCAACTCGGTATCGTCAGCGCCAATCGTGACTGGGACCTGGCGCAGCGGATCGAGCCATTCCTGCACGCGGCGGCGGGCGCGGGCCGGTTGGTCACCTGGCTGTGGCGTCCGATGCTGGACGGGCCGGCGATCCGACGGGACAGTCATCTGATCAAAGACGCCACGCTGCGCCCGGATGGCGGCCGAGATGGAGCTCCGCCTGTCATGCCTGAGCCGATCTGGACCTGGCACAAGGGCCGCTGCTGGCAGTTCCGCCTGGGCGGGGAGGCCGTTGTGAATCGTACGGCGAGGCAACCGCGAGCTGCATCCCGCCCCCCGCGAGCGGAACGCCGTGCGACAGGGGCGCAAAGGGCATACATCGTGCATCTGCGTCGCGTGACGGGCACGGATATCGGCGCGGCGCTGCCAGCCTCCCTGACCCTGCCGGAGGCCAGCGCCATGATTGATCGCCTGTTGGCCGCGACGAGATGACACCGATCGCAGCCATGGAATTTATCACGATCACGACCGGCGCGACATCGATCGCCCGGTGCGACGATCTGGACGAGGAGACGATGATCATCGTCCGCGATCTGCTTGACGGCATCAGCCATCCGGACGGGTGGGGCGTCGATATCACGGCGTCGCACCCGACCAGTCACACCTGGACGATATCCGTGCTTGGTGATGAGATTGTGTTTTGCATGCTGTGCGTCGACGAACGTGCCAGCGAGCAATTCTGGGAGATCGCGGAAAGTCTCGCGCCAAGGCAGACCGTGCTGCACCGACCGCGCGGGGTGCCGTGGCTGGCGGTGTCAATAGCCTCGGGCATCCTGAGGCTGACCCGCGAGATGCAGATGGCGCTGCCCTGGCTGGAGACGGCGGTGGCGTGGGTGCTTTTGGAGGATCAATCAGCGCCATGACCCCAACGCGCCGAAGAGAGTGTCTGGCCCTGTTGCACTGGACGCAGCGGGGATTCGCCGTCGCGATCGGGTGGGACGAGGGCACCGTGCGCCGCTGGCTGCGAGATGGCAGCGAAGCCCCCGCCGAGATCGATGCCTGGCTGGAGCGAAGAGCATCCGCAATGGCAGATGATCCACCACCATCGCGGACCTGATACGCGACGTCCAGCATCGCGCGTTCGGCGGCGATCTCGCCGAGGGTGCGGTAGGGGCGCATGGGGGAAATTAGGAGAAAGCCGTGGGCAAGCCCAGGACACGCGACCACCTGTTCGACTGGAGAAAGCCACGTCGTTGTTGGCTCTGTGACAAAACCGATGAGGAAATTGGCGGATCGCAGATGAGGCCCATCCCGTCGTGTGAGGGCGGATTCAACACGCATCTGGAGCCGCGCCGGGTTCCAACGCCTCCCACTCCACCACATCCACCTTCAGCACCGCCCGCCGCGTATCCGTCACCCAACCCTGGAACTACCGCCAGCGCGGCCGCCACTTTGACCGCGGGGGTGCTTCGGAGATTGGGCGGCGGGGAGGCATAGACGGGGATGTGGGGACGGCCGGCTGCGGCCGCCAGCCGATAGTGTCCCTGTCGAACCCGTCAGGTGCGGTTGCCGCGAGGGACGCCGCGGGCCGGAGTTTCACCGACCGCCTCCAAGTCTTATCCCTCGACGGGACGACCAGGCGCTCTCTCTGAGCTACGCGGCTGTTGTCCGGATCACAACCTCGCGCACCCTACCCCACGCCACTGCGCCAGACAAACGAAAACCGCCAGAGGATCGCTCCCCGGGCGGTTCAACCTTCAGCACTGGCAGTCCGAAACGGTTACATGGCCATGCTCCGTGTGACGGGATTACCGATCACTGTTCATTTCGACGGTTTATGGTGTGGGAATTTCGTGGTGGGGTCAAGGATATTTCGGAACTCTCCAAACGCGAAAAGACCGCCAGCCCGGTGAAGGACTGGCGGCCGATCGTGAGGGTTGGGCGAAAGTTACGGCGCGGGGTTCGGAAACGCAGCCGCCAGTGCGGTCGTCGCATCGTCGATCGCCTGACCCTGGGTCACGCCCTCAGCGGACATCGCGGTCAGCTTATCCACCACGACCTGCAATGCCGCCGGATCGCCACCGGCCGCGAGCAGATCGCTCAGCCGCTTGATTTCCGCCTGCATGGCGGCGTCAGCAGTCGCGTTCGCGGCGGCCGCGTCACTGACGGCGGTCGCCAGCGCGGCCACCCTGGCGTCGTTGGAAGTCATGACGCCGGTCATTGCGTCGGTCGCGGTGTTCAGGTCGTCGATCGTGGCCATTTTGGTCTCCATTGTTTCGAGTTGACAAGAGATGCGCGTCAGGAGCCGGACGACGTCGCCCAACCCCTCGATGTGCAGGTGGAAGTGGTGCTCGGCCATGAGGTTGATCCTTTTGGTTGCGAGCCATTCGCGGAAACGATCGAACATCGCTCCGGGAATTTGGTTGGTCAGACCTTGACCGGCGCCAGCACCACCGGTGCGGCCACGATCGGCGCCTGAGAGGGCGCGGCTGGCGGGCTCACCGGGATTGCTCCAATGGCCGCGCATGCCGCGGCAACAGCGCTGGCGGTCCGCCCGGTGACGCTGATCGGCACGCCGGCCGCATCCGCCAGGGCGACCACGAGCGGTCCGGAGGCCTGGGCTTTGGCGCAGAAAAGTTGCCCCTGGACAACAGCGCGCTCGACGCTGGCCTGATCGGCGCCAGAGCAGGCGGCGAGCGCGGTCAGGCAGGCGAGGAGGAGGGTTTGTTTCATGGGTGGGGTCCTTTGGGTTGTGCTCATGGATTTCCTGGCGCGAAACGCAACGCGATCGTGATAACCCAGCCGACCAAGGCGATAGCGACGCCGGAGATGGCGATCACGGTCGAACGGCGATTCGCGGTCGCGGCGATGTCCATCTGGACTCGGGCGTTTTCTACAGCGGATTGCGCCACGCCGCGCTCGCTTCTGGCGCGATCCATATCCCGATCGTAGACCTCGCGCGGAACGTAAGTGTCTTTCATTTGAGCCAGCGTCGCGTGCTCGCCGTTCAACTTGATCAAGCGATCCTCGTATTTTTCGGCCTGCAATTTGAGCGCGATCTGATCAGCCAAACGCAGCGCCTCAAAGTGTTCCTTCAGCGTGATGATGGTCCATTCGGTCACAGGCGGTTCATCAACAGCAGGACGAGCAAGACAAGCACGACCAATCCCAACCCGCCGCCGAGGTAATGTGGCGAGCCCCAACCGGCATTGTAGCCATAATAGCCACCGCCGCCGAAGAGCAGCAGAACGACAAGCACGACCAGGATCAGGTACATTTCAGTCTCCTTTTCAACGCTTAATCGCCGCCCGTAACTCTCTGACCGATGCCCGTGCCGCCGCTAGATTGCCCGGCGTCCGATGCGCCCGTAGCCGCACGACCGCGCGCCGCATCTTCGAACCCAGGTCGAGGACGCGGAACAACTCTTGCGCGGTCGCATCATCCCTCGTGGCGAAATAATCGGTCGCGTCGCTTTGGGCTTTGGCGGCATCCTCAATGACGGGCGCCGGTGAAGCGGACCGCGATTCCGTCGCTTTGAATGACAGCACACGCGCAACCGGCGCCTGCGGAGAAGCCGCCGTGCATCCTGGCAGGGCCATGAGAAAGGCCAATGCCAGGACCCGCATTATTTTGGCGCCCGCTGCAACCGTCCGATCTCGCGCAACACACCGACGATATCGGCGGCATTCTGAATACTCGCCTTCTCGATCGCCTCCACCCGGCCAGCCATGGCGTTGGCCCGAGAATCCATCTGCTCCAGCCGGCGATCCTGCTGCTCTATCGTTACGTTCAACCGCGGCAAGTTCGCGATGTCCGCCCGGAGCGCGCGGAATTGCTCGGCCTGAATGGTCTGAACACCCGCCAGTTGCGCGGTCATCTCGAGTTTCATCGCCGAGACCTGGGCCGTGAGGTCGACCCGCAACGTCTTGATCGTATCTTCCGTGGTTTTGACGGCGCCTTCGTTGATCCCAATCTTGGCGACCTGACCAAACACAACCCAGAGCATGATAATCGCGGTCGATACTGACGTGACGACCTGACCAAGACTGATGCTTCGATCGAACCGAATTGGCAATGTCGGCATTATTGGTCCCGGCCGGGATGGCGATTGTGATCTGGTTCACAGGCATATCTCACAAGCTGTGGCATGGTGCTCCTTGCCCCTGGTCAGACAGGGGTGCTGTCCCGCTCGCGCGGGCCGGGGTGCCTCCGGTCGGCGTCAACCGGCCGGAGGTGCTGGGTTGGTCGGTCAGGCGGCCTCGAGAGCGGCGACGCGGGCCTCAAGCCTCTGAATCGTGGCGATCATCGCCGGGATCAGCGACGGGTAATCAACCTGTTGCGGAACGATCGCGCCTTCGCCGTCGACGACATCTTTCTCGCCGCGAACCGCCCATGGCGCCACTTCAGCGACCTCATGCGCGAGCGCCATGGGGCGGCGCACGCCTGGCAACGCCTTGAATTCCGCGTCGTAGATCGGGATCGACAGGATGAGCGTGCCATCGGACAAGCCGAATGTGACTTTGAGGCGATAGTCCGACGTCGTATTATACGCGGTCGCGGTGCCATCAGTTGAAATAGACCCGACCACGCCACTAAAATAGCTCAGGACAATCATCGCGGCGGCTGTGTTTACCGTGTTGGCTCTCATTTGATTGTTCGAAACGAAAAGATCGAGAGCGATCAAATCATCGGCCACGCTCAGCGTGCTTGACAGCGTGACCGCGCCGGACACGCCGAGAGTGCTTGACAACGTCGCGGCACCGCTCGCCGTTAGAGCCGCTCCTGATATGGCTCCGCTGGCAGTGACAGAGGGAGCGTCAAGAGCCCCGCGCACGACCAGATTGCCAGAGTCGTCCATCAACAGGTTGTTGTCGGTAAACGCCGCGTTGGTCACGCGCCATCCAGACCCAGCGGCCTGCATTGTTAGCGCGTTGGAACCATCAACAAACAACAACGATCGTTGCGTCCCGCCAGTTTCTTTTCCGGCGACGGCGATCGAGTTGTTCAGGATCAGGTTGGACGCGAGGCCGCCGGTCCCGTCGTAATAGATGGTCCGAAGCGACGGCAACGCGTTATAGACGTGCACGGACCCAGTAAAGTTCAGCCGCGCCGTGGTTCCCGCGCTGTTCGTCCTGACCGTGGTCCGCGTCAGTGTGTCCGGCGATCCGGCGGTGAAAACACCCTCTCCCAATTCGAATTGCGTGCCATCGTCCATCACATAAAAGACCGCGGCACCGGTCGAGAACACTGAGCCAAACGTCACCCGGCTTGATCCAACCGGTACGCCGGCGAGATTGACGGTCGCGGATGTGCCGGGATTGTTCGCCAGTTCGAGAACGAAATCTTTTAGCATCAGAGGCGTTCCTCAATCCCGAATTGCCACCTGTGGCAATCCGCGTATCCGGCCTGATAAGAAATTGCGGTCACAACCTCGATAATTCCGAATATTGCTTCATTGGATATTGTCGCGGACTGGACGTTTGGAATGATGAGAGCGTTGCCGCCCAACCCTGAGATGCGATCCAGTTCCCCGGCTTCGGCCCATATTTCATCCCCCTCAATCCAGTCCAGAACAACCTGTCTGGACCGAGCCGACCATCTCGGGGTTGGATATCGTTGCCCGCCAATGGTGCGGAAATCGTCCGTCTTGCGGTTGCGCCCGAAGGTGCTGGCCCAGGCCATTGGAACTCGCGGCAGCCACGCCGGGCCCGCGTAAGCCAACGGAACGTTCACAAATCCACCCGGATTACCCGGATCGTCGATCTCGATCACGCAATAATCGGCGACGTAGTCCTGCCCGGCATCGAGGATCGCCTGACCATACCCTGGCACGACTGCCGATGCGGTTCCGGTATAAACCAGTGTCGATGGATTGTTGTAGAGCGAGACTGTAACAACCGCCGCCGCCGTGAGGTTCGTCCGGCACAGACAGAAGCATCTCCACGTCTGCGGACCGATCGGTGTGACGGTGAAGTACGCGCCGGCCGCAGACGCCCTCACCCCGGCCATCGTCTGCCACGCAGCGGATGCCGCCCCAAGATCGTTCTGCAAGTTCTCGATGGGCAGGTTTACTTCCGCCGATCCGGCTGTGATCGTCGCGAATTTGATCACGTTGTTGAACGCCACCGCGGTGTTACCCATTACACCAGCACCTGCAACACAGTTTGCGGATCGGACGAGTCGAACTGGTACCCGACAACCTGCCCGAGCCCGCCCGAGGCAAGATCGTCCATCGCGTACCGGAGCCGGACCACATCGCCGATATCCAGGGCGAGCGCGGTCTCGATCGGCACGGGCGCGTCGTAGAGGCGGCGGCGGACCCCGAACAGCGCGCCATCGGCGTCCACGGCGGCTTGCGCGTCCGCCTCGATCAGCAGCGCGCCAGCGATCGGGCCGCGGTCATTGGGACGCTTAAACGCGGTCAGGATGGCGCCGCTGAACCATGCGGCGATCTTGCCGGACCCGGCCATGAAAGCCTGCTGGTCCGCCGTGGCCGTGGCGATGTTGATGTCGGAGGTTTGCACCGTCCAATTCCGCGCGTATTGCAGCCGAGACCGGAACGGGGGCGGGTCCAAAGTGGCCGGTAGCGCCCGCGGCACCAGCCCGGCCAGGACAGATGCATCCAACGTCATCACGGGCACCGCGCCCGGCGCCAGCGCGCGCAACACGAATGCGGCAAGTGTTCCGTCCCGTCGAGGGATCAACTTCGCGCCGAAGCTGCCCAGGATGACGGACATGACATCCAGCCCGGTCGGCGAGGCGCTGGAGTCGAAATACATCCCGGCGATGTAGGGGTAGGCCGCGTCGGCATCGGAAAACGAGGTCAGGTCGATGCTGTCGGCGGGAAGTAGCATGTCTTCGGTCAGCATGTACCGGGCGATCGCCGCGGCGATCGTGATCGCGCCGGCCACCGGGAATTCGCCCGTGACGTTCGCGGTGATCGCGTGGACTGGCACCGACCCGAGTTGAAACAAGCTCCGGCTGTTGTCGGTTCGGTACATCCCGACCGTGGTCGATCCGCTGTAAAGGTCGGCGACGTCAGCCTGGAACGTGATGACTTCCGCGCCACCCTCGAACAAATTGACCACAGTCCCGGCGCCGTCGCTGTACTGGTAGATGCGATTGGTCGGATCGATCAGGACCGGCGTTACGTTCTGGACCGGATACGAGTTCGTGCCCCCGCGTGTGCGAGGGATTGGCTTGCCGGTCAGGGCCGCGACCCCGTCATAGCCGCCCGTGCCGCCGTAGAACGAATTCTGATAGAACCGCTCAAGCCAATAGGTCGCGTCGCGCAGCGGGATCGTCAGCGACGTGTCGCTCAGGAACCACGGCTTTGCCAACCCGGCGAACATCAGCGTGAGGCTCGCGTAGGGCGGATCGACGTAATACTGTCGCTCGCGATCCCAGGCCTTCACCCCTGTTCGAATTGCCACCGGCCGGCCATCGCTGTTCCACGAGGCCGCGATGCCGTCATACCGGCGGTCCGGGTTGGCCAGAACGAGCGCGCCCCATGCCGCCGATACCGCCGCCTGCGGCCCCTCGAGGTAGACCTTGTTGTCGATCTTGAGCGCCTGAGCGAGAAGCGGCTGGTACGGCACCGGGCCGCCCGGATCAGTCGACAGGGAAACGTACCCCAGGTCAGACGCCAGGATCGCACCGGTTGATTCGATCGCGTCGGAAAGCTGCGCCAGCGTGGCGTTCGGATGCGTCGCGTAGCCTTCGTCCACCGAAATGGTGGATGCGCCGGGCTTGTATGTTTCGATCTCGATAATGACGAAGCGTTGGGCGGGCGCGGTTGGGCGGGACAGGATGTCGAGGAGGAGGGTGTCGTCGATCTCCGTCGTGAGTCTGGAGACATCTTCGTCATCCAGCGAAACGAGCGTGTCCATCGGTCAGACCGTGATGCCGCGGTTGGCCAGCGTGGATCTGATCGCGGGGACAAGGCTGGTTAGTTGCGCGCCGCTGAGGAATGCCGTGTATGCGGCAAAGAAGGCGAGATCGCATGCCGCCGCTGTCCCAGAAGGATCCGATCCGATCGACAGATTGACCCCGGTGTTCGGGACATAGGTGGTCCCAGCCGACCCCGTGGCCGACGTTCCGGCGGTCAGGTCATACGCCTTTGGCGCGACCCCTGATGCGCCGTAAGTCATCGCGTAAAGCGCGAACGATGTGACCGGACTTGTCGGCGTGAGATTAACGACGCCGCCACCGCCTTGCGAGTAACCATGCAATTGCGGTGCCGCGGAAAGCTGAACCTGAAATCCCTTGTTGCCACCAGACGCCGTGAACGTGCCACACATGCATCCCGTCCCGCTCGCAATCCGCATCGCCGCGATGACCGTGATCGGTTGCAACGCCGTCGTGTCTGCGAGCCCACTGTTAATAGCCGTCGTGGCAGCCACGAAATGTCCATACCCCGCGCTGTAGCTCGGCCCCGCGCCGATGTTCGAAAACGTCGGCCCGCCTGTCGCCACGTTGACATTGTCGCCGACGGCGGTTCCGAACAGGGACCAGATTTTCAGGCCCGCGATGGTGGGGGGGATGAAACCGATCGCGTTGGCGGAGAAGTTTCCGCCGACCAGTCCTTCTCGCGTCGTCATATGGGGTTCCTAAATCAGGCCGAGGATTTGTTGCAGGATCGGAGTAAGCGCCGTCGCGAGATACGCGTGGCCGGCATCGGTCAGGTGCACGCCGTCGCTGGAATAAGCCGCGTTCAGCGTCATCGGCGTGCCGGCCACACCAACCATCGCGTTGGCGTCTATGACCGGCGTTCCACCGAGTCCGGCCTGCAAACAGTTCGCAACAAGAATGAGGCGATTGAGATCAGTCGGTGCGGTCTCGCTGCTGTCCGGCCATGGCGTCATGAGGATCGGCACGCCGCCGTAGGCCCGCACCCGCGCCATGAGAGCCATGACGTGTTGCCATACCGCCTCGGCCGCGGCGGCGGACACGTACCCCCCGCCATTTCTTGAGCCGCCCTGGATAACGACGATCTGCGGTTTCGAGACCGTGACGGAATCCTCGATGTTCCAGAACCAACCCGGATATGACATCGATGTTTTCCCGAGGTTCAGGACCTCGATCGGCAGCGTCGCGGTGGACAATGCGGTCGCGGCCTGGAACACGAAGTTATTGGCGCCCGCGTTTGACGTTATACCCTGCAAACAACTGTCGCCCGCCACGGCAATGGTCAGGCCGCGCGCGCGGGTCATGAACCTCACCTCGGTCGGCACGCATTCGCCCTGCACCGTTGTGCTGGTGAAGCTGGCCGGGGTCGCGACACAGTCACCCGCGTTGACGAAGCAGCGCAGAATCCGCCCGCGTGCGGCTGTCTCCCAGCCGGTGCTCGGGCCGCTGGTGCCGGGCCGGGGTGAGCCGGTCATGTAGGTGCGCACCATCAGCAGCGGGAGCGTGCCGCCATCGGTGCGGGTGAAGGACCTGAGCGGAATCCAGTCACTATAAGTTTTGACTTCTTCCTCGTAGCCGAGCCCGTCGCTGATGGTCGCGAACAGCGTGGCGCCGGCGGGAACGGGATTGAGCGCGAGACTGGTAACGGCGGCGGGTTGCGGGATGCGGTGGTATTGTTCCCAGAGCGAAAGATCGACCCCGCCGTTGTTGAACGTGACCGCTACCGCCGTGACCGCGCCGCCCGATTCATCCAGCGGATTTATGCCATTGTTGAGCGAAGCTGATGCTGCGACGCTGCCTTTAACGGTGCATGCGCCGGTTCCATTCGTCGCATAGACCAGGCGCACCGCGTCGAATGGTGCCGCCAACCCCCAAACCGAGGCCCACGTCTGCCCGCTTGTCGAACCGAGATTGTAATTGTTGCTGAACCGCCGGGTCTGGATATGACCCAGACGAACGAAGTTCTGTTGCAGCGTAGACGCGCCCAACGTTTTTGCTGATGGCGCGGCACGCAGAATTCCCGACAGGCTAATACTAAGCGCGATATTTCCATCGGGATCGGTTACCGCCCACGCCGTGTCTGGAACGCGGGTGTCGAGAGGCTCGAACGTCGCTCCGCCGAATGTTCCCGTCGTTACCGTCGCCAGGTCGGCCGTTACACTGGTGAGCGCCAAGGTGTCGATTTCAATATTGTCGATCCGCGCGCGAGAAAAATGAAAGGTCCCATCGACAAGAATGCCGGCGGTGATGTAGCCCGCGCCGTCGTCCCAGGAGTGAAGATACTGATACGAGGCGCGAGGGTCCTGAGCGGTCGTTACGTTCCCGCCGCCGTCCGTGATGGATGAAAGGACCGCCGTGCCACCCGCGATGGCGACGGTGTCAAAAGCGCCTGACCCGGACCGGACATCGACCTTGCCGAAAACGTGCGTGCCGTCATCCGTGATGCCGGCCGATATGCTGCCATCCTCATCCGTCGTGACATGGACGTAACCCAACGTGACCGCGTCGTACGGCGCCAGCGTGTATCCGTCCGACAATCCGATCGTGGTCAGGCTGTCGATCGAACCGCCCGTGATCGAGACACTGACCGAGTTTTGCGCCGACATCGTGCCGAGCGAGAGGGACAACCGCACCCGAACCCAGGCGCTCCCCGCGTTCAGCAGCAGATCGCCAATGGCCCAGGACGTCGTGCCGTCGAGAGAAAACGAACCGGCCGTCGTGACGTAGTAGGATTGGCCCGCCGTGCCGCCCACGCCGCCCGTGGTTGGGGTGAATGTGGTCGTGTCGTTTTTCGTTGCGACGCCGGATGTGCCGTTGAACGTTCCGGACGGAGAGTAACCAGTGACGACGGTTCCGAGGACAGATGTAACGAGGTCGTGCGATGTCAGTTTGTATGTGTCGCCGGCGTGCACAACGGCCAGCATGTCGGCGTCAGGGGAATAGCCGGCGCCAAGGTAGGCCAGTTCCGAGATTTTCTTTCCGCCAATCGTGGTCATGCGTTCCTCGCTTAGTGGCGAAATTTGGTCGCTGAAATTTGAAATTGGGTAGAAACGAAACGGGCACCCGAAGGTGCCCGTCGTCGTCTGTGCTGATATCGAGTGCTGGTTGCGATTGGTAATCGTGGGCTTGCAGCCCCACCCCGCCATCGACGCCACCCCGGCCAAGATCAACCCAGCCGTGCCATGCCTTAGTCTGAAGTCAATGACTTCACTTGTCGTTTATCCCGCGCCCAAGCGCCGGGCAAGACCGTTAGTGAGCGCTTCCGTTGCCAACGGCGTGTCCGTTCGCGAACCCACTGAGGTTCACGTTGATATCGACCGCTGGGTTTTCTTTGGGTTCACCCAGGTCCGCGTCCAACTGCCACCATGCCGGTTGCAACCGACGCGGGGGGATCGGCACCCGCGCGTAATTCCTGGCGTACCACCAGGCCGAGGCGGGATTGGCGGTCCGAAGGTACATCGCGATCGTCGCCAGTTCGATGCGGCGATCCTCGATCGGGCGTTCGTTCCACGGGATCTCGGTCTCTGGGCTGGGCGGTAAGGTTCGTCCGTTGGCGCGACGCTCGCATTCAATGAAGTATTCGCGGACCGCGAAGCCCTTCTCGGTGCCCGTCATCATCGAGGTATGCTTGGCTGCATCAAGGGTCAGCCAGTATTCCGTCACCGGCCGCCCCATTGTCGACTTTTCACCTTTTAGGGTGAAAAGTCCCTCGCGTTGCAACGCAAGAAAGTCTCGGTCAGCAACCAGCCTTGCCCGGGTGATTTGCGCCTTGATCCAGCTTGTGAAGTCCTTCTTCACTCCAAGAAATCCGTGCAGTTCCCTGGCGTCCACCGCCTGAACAGGCGTGCCGCCGATCGGGATTTGAGAAACCGGGATCAGCGGCTTATGTTCGGCTTCAGTCATGACTCACAGACTCCTTGTGGGTTGAGACGAGGTCCCGCGCTCGAACGCGGGACCGAAACTCCGGGCGGCGGGGCAACGCCTGCAAGCAATCCCCCCGCCGCTCGGCACACAGACCGCCGAAGCGGCCGGTATCAGGTTGATGAAACGGCGACGCCGGCCAACACCGACAAGTCTCTGAGCAGCGACCCCAGAAGCCGTTCGTTCACGTACGTGGAAGCGATTGAATCGGGCATGATGTCCTGGTCCTCGAACAATACGGTGCGAACCCGCGTCAGGAGGCCTTCCATCGTCGTGGCCCGTAGAGCGCAAATTTTGTCCATCAGCAGCTTCTGCGCCGCGACGATCGGTCTGACGAAAGCCTGGCGCTCGTCTTCGTCCTCAATGGCGTCTGGCCCATCGTAGGTGGCGAGGACGCGTCGCTCCATCGCGTCGAAAGTGAGGAGCGTTGCGATCAGTTCCGCGTCGGGATGGGCGGCGAGCGCCGCCGGTGGCGCCGCGGAAAGGCCGGCGAGCGCCAAAGGAAGGCCGAACAGAGTTCTCCGGGACGGGTTACGCTTGGCGCGCGCGTCGCTTTGACCTATATGCTGCTGCATCGATCTGCTCCTACAGATTGGTGTGATCCCCGCGTTCCCGCGCGAGGTTCGGATAGCCGGTGGCGGTAAGGCTTCTAAACCTGTCCCGCCGCCGGCGTGCCGTCCTGGGGACGGACTTCCCCTTCGGCGTTTTTGCGAACCATCTCAAGGTGATAGGCTATCTCTCCCGTGAGGGAGCGATGATTCATTTTCGCCTGCCGCTCGATCCACGCCTTCAGCTCAGGCGTTACCCTTAGCTTGAAGTGTGGGTTTTCACGGGCTGACATTGTGACCTCCTTAGACTGCGTTGGCCCATCATTAGGCCACGCTGGCCCGTTTAACGCAAGGCCAAAATGAGCAATAGATGGGCCATGGATCACGATGACCACCAGATGCGAGTCCGCCTCCCCCTGGACGTGATGCAAGCGCTTCGAGAGGCGACCAAGGAAAGCGGCCGATCATTGAATGCCGAGATCCTTATGCGCCTGCGGAGATCATTCAAAGGGTCACCCGACACAGAGGGCCTTGAGACGCGCATCAAGGAGATGGAAGCGGAGATGACGCGTGTTCGAAAGGAAATAGGCCGACTAATAGGAGATGGTTGAAGAAGAGATTTCGAACAACCCCAACGCAAAAGGGACGAAGCGTGTCATGACAATAGGAATGGCTTCCGCCCATATAATAATCATCCTCATCACCTTGGCGAGTTGTAACCGCACACCACCAGAATACGTCGCCAAGACAGTCGAAATTAACCGAGGGATCGCACAGGTCCGATGGGAAAACGAAACTCCTGAGGGGCGTCAATTCGCGAGAGAACAGTCCCGAATACAATCGGCGCGAGTTGAAGAAGAGCACCAACAAGTAATGCGCGCGGCGGCTTTATACGAGCGGCAAGAGGCCGCCCGCCTACTTAGAGTTAATCGACCATCCGAAATAGCTGAGTGTCGCTCGCGTGGAAATGCTTCCTTTGGTAGTCTGGCACTTAAGATATCCGTCATGAACGATTGTCTTGCTGCAAGGCGTCTGCGTCGCGAGGGGCGGTAGTCGCACCGAGGCGTCGACCAACCTCGGCGATCGGGTTTTTGAGAGACTGCCTGATTGCGAACGCGCCGAGACGATAGCATTAAGCTTATCACGCCGCGTTCCTCAGCGGCGCGGCGCCGTTCTGTTGCATCTGCTGCCTGATGCCCTGCAATTCGGTTTTGAGTTCCGCCAAAGAGGCTTCCAGACGCTGCGTCTGTGTCCGCGTCTCGATCTGTAGCACCGACGCCGTGAGCGTGTCCGGCGTGGCCTGCGACGCACGGGTCAGGGCATCCAACACCTGTTGGAACGTCGCCGCATAGGCCGCGCCCGAGCCGTTCACCGTGCGGCTGGCGGTCAGCAGGGAGTCGGCGTAGCCGGGGAGTTGCCCGATGCTGTTGAAGTTGCCAGCCGCCGCCGCGCCCGAGACCGCGTTGAACTGAGATTGCGCCAGCGAGAGTTGCGCCTGGGGCGAAAGTGGAGACGCGGCGCCGAACTGGAGTTTCAGCGCGTAGGCCGAGAGCGATTGAACCGTTTGCGTCGCGGCCGAGGCGATCTGATCGTTGTATTGCTTCTGGATCACCAGTCGCTCCTCGCCGAGCGCGCGCTCCAGATCGAGCATCCGCGCGTTGTAGCCCGCCGTTCCCTCGATCGCTTCGCCGTACGCGGTGATGAGTTGATCCTTGAACGCATCGCGTTGCTGTTGAGCCTGAATGTCGAACGCGCGCAGCTGCACCGAAAGTGCCAGGGCCGGATCGCCATTGATCTGCGCGGCGGCCTGGTCAAAGCGAAGGCCGAATCCGATGGACGCCTCATTGAAGGGTTTATTGACGGCTTCGAGCGCCTTCTTGTTCGCATCGGCCTGTGCGGCGGTTAGCGCGTCTGTCGCGACGCCGTATTTTTGCGCCGTCGCTATCGCGTCGTCGAACTGCTTGTTCAGGACGCTCATCGTCCTGGCATATTCGGTGGTCGTTTTGACTTGCTCGGTCAGCGCCGGGATCGTGCTCTTGATCAGCTGCAAATATTCAGCGGTCTGAGTGGCGAGCGTGGTCAGGTCGGGGAAGGATTTGCCGGCCAGGAATTTCGTGAACACCGGATCGTCGGTCCGGTCGAACTGGAATGACGGGAAAGCGGTGGCCAGGTTCGCGGCTTTGGTCGGATCCTGGTAACCGCCCGGCGTGTTTTGTCCGACCTGAGCCAGTTGGCCGAGCGATGTGATCTTCACCTCAGCGTTGCCGAGGAATGAGTTTATCGCATTGATGTCATTGATGGTCGCTTCTCGTTCGGCGTTGCCATCGACGAGTTGCGCGCGGGTCTGACCGATGATCAGGCGCCCGCTGTCCAGTCCGACTTCCGTGCCGGAGTATTTGTTTTGCGGGCCCGGACCGATCAGGCCGCCGCCGGCGCCGCCAATCGCGCCGCCGATCAGGGCCGCGGCAAGGAGTGACAGCCCGAACGTCTCTGGTGCCAGCGCCGTGCCGATCGCGTAGGCCGCGATGCCGGCCCCTGTGCCAACCGCGGCGCCGATCTCGGGGCCTGGGCCAGTCTTGCCGGCGAGGCTTTGAACGCCCGTGCCGATCAGGCTGCCGACGGCGAACCCACCACCAGCGGCGCCGAGTGCGGCGCCGGCGGTGATGGGAGCGACGCCGCCGGCCGCGGCGAACTGGGCTGATGTGATTGGGCCGTAGACCGTGCTGCCAGCAATGGCGGTGTCGGCTGCGGCGGAGGCCGCGGCACTGCCATAAATTGGCGTCGCGAGGGTTTGGGCGATGCTACTGCCGGCGCCGCTGAATATCCCGTTGGGCCCGGTCAACCCGAACTGCTCGCCCAACCCTTTGTAGCCAAACGCTTCCAGCAGACTGGATGTGCTGGAGACGGCACTGGAACCGCTGCTGAGCGTTCCGATGACGTTGCCCGACGCGTCGGTGAGGGTCGCGCCACCGGACCCGCCGCCCGACACGCCGCCGAGAAGATCTTCAAGTGTCGACCGATGCGTCGTGCTGGACAACAAAGAATTCAGCAACGGGTTGATCACCGCCAATTTCAAAAACGCCTGCAAGACCTGCTGCGCCGCGCTGGTCATTACGTTCGCCCAATTTACGGCAGCGCCCTGACCTGAAACCAAAGACTGAGTGATAGAATTGCCGATCGTATCGAAGCCCTGAGAGAACGCATTCCCAAGTTCGTCAACCGCCGCCTGTTGCCGTTGAAGCGCCTGAGACATTTGGTTGACGGTATCAAGCTGATTGACGCGGGCGGCACGCTCAGCCTCGGAAACGTTCGGATATTGCCGGGCAACATCCTGTTCGTTCTTCATATGCTGGATCAGAGCCTGACGCGCGATCGACTCCATTCCGATTGTGTCGATTTGCGTGCGAATGATTTTGGTTTCGTCGCTCGTAACGGAACCGGCCTGGGCAAGTCTGCCGCGCTCCACGGCCGCCGCGTTGTCTCGGTATTTGTCAGTGAGCGCCTGCACTGCCGCGACGTTCTGGGCCAACGCCTCGCCGCCGATCTTTCGAGCCTCCGCTTCGGCATGAACTCTGGCGGTCATCTCCGCCGCCGCGCCAGCGCCGCTTTTCCAAGCTGTCGCCACACGATTTTCAGCGTCGATTTGAATGTTCAGCGCGTTGAGAATGCCTTGTATCGGCGCGACAGCCTCGGTGTACGCCTTGTTCGCCAGATTTAGCGCGTCCCGAAGCTGATTGACTTTATCCCCGGTCGTCACGCCCTGGTCCGCGAGGTTCTTCAGCGCGGACGCGTATTGATCGATGTCCGCCTTCGCGTTGGCGCGGTCGAACACCGGGCCGCCGGACTTTTTTAGCGCGTCGTCAATTTGCCTGTTGGGGTCGTTCGCTGCTCCATAATTACCGCCCGCCAGCGTGGGTCCGTATATCCCACCGTCCGCCTGAATGACCGGCATCCCAACCGTGACGGACGACCCCGCACCACTCGGGGACGTTAACCCGAGCTTCGCGAAGTTCCGCGCCGTCTCGTCTGGAAAGATGCCCTTCTGCACATTCAGCGGACCGGCGCTGTATGCCCACGCGCCGCCCTCAAGAGACCCGAATTGCTTGACGTATTCCGCCAGCCGCGCGACGCCCGCCAATGCGTTTTGGCTCAGGTCGTTCAGATCGTACCGCTTACCGCCGACAGTCGCAAACGTTGAGTCCGGGCTGTCCGGCATAACCTGCATTAGGCCCATCGCACGGCCATACTTGGTCTGCGGACCAAGCAACGTGTTACCGCTGGAGTCGAATTGCCGGCCGTTGCTTTCGACCAACTTCGCCATGTTGGCGGCGAGGTCAGCGATCTGCTCCGATAAACCCAACGATGCGGCGCCGCCGTAGATGGCACGGGCGGCCTGGGGATCGAGATCGGCTGGCAGCCCGCCGACATAACCGGAGGCCTGAGGGAACGACATCCCACCGCCGCCTAACGTCCCATTCGTCCCAGACAGCGCCCGCAACGATCCGCTCACGGGGTTCAAATCCAGCGCCAGCGAATTCCCGCGCGAGATAAGCGTCACCATCCACGGCGGGATCGAGTTCGCCAGTTCGCCGATCTTCGTGACCATCGTCCCGATCGCGGTGACGAACCCAGCCGCCATATTGACGATCGGCGCCCCGAGCTTTTCGGCGAGTGACTTTCCTCCCTCGCCGGACGAGGTGAAGGCGTTCGTTAGGTCGCTCAACGCCTTCTGAAGAGGCGTTAGGCCGTCCTTCGCCGCGCCTTTTGTCTGAGCGGAGAGTTGTTCGATGATGCGCCCGGTCGCGCCCGCCTTATCGCCGGCACGCGCCTGTAGCTCGATCGAGGTTGCCAACGCCTGATTGAAACCGAAGAGATGCTTGTCGGCGAAGTCTTGAACGATCCTGGCTGGATCATCGAACGCCTGAGCAAGCGTCTTTGCTGATTCCGGCAACGTCACGCCGAGAATAACCGAGGCGTCACCCGCGATCTTCACCAATTGCGTCAATTGCGCCGTCGTGCCCGCGAAGTTGGCCGAGGACGCGATCGATCCGGCGGCCGTTGTCGCATCCGACCGCCCGAAAATGGACGATGCCGCGACGGCCTTCCCCGCGGCGATTGCTTCGGCGCCCATCGCCGCGAAATCGTCTCGCGTGCCGCGGAGTGCAGTCTGCATCGCGAGGAGTTGTCGGCTGTTGGATTCCGCGACCGCGCCGAGCGCCACGACAGCCGCTGTTGCCGCGACGGCGCCGGTGATGAGTAGGCCCATGGGGGAGATGATGAACCCGAGGGCGCTGCCAAGGGCGCCGCGGATCGCGCCGCCCATCTGGGAGACGCTCACCCCGCTGACCGCCATGACCTGGCCGACCTGGGAGCCCTGTTGGATCAAGGTCGTCATGATCGGGGCGCCGGTGGCCATGCCCTGGAACACGTCGATGGACTGGACGCCAAGGTCGCGGAGGGCGAAGCTGGCGGCTTTACTAGAGCCGGCCACGGCGTTCAGGGGTGTATTAGCCGCGGCGAATTGCGCGGTGACTCTCGCTTGTGCCGCCGCCGCCTCAGTCGCATTGATCGCCCCGAGTTTTTGCGCGGTGGCGATGTCGTTCAGTTCGGTTTCGTATTGCTTCGAAACGGCGAACAGCGGGTTGTATTTTGCCCTGAGGCGATCTAATTCGCTGCCATAAGCTTCAATGTCCGTCGCTCGTTTCGCGTAGTCATCTCCGTAAAGTGGATTACTCCCGACACCACTCCCCGCGTTGAACGCGGACTGTGCGGTGGCCATGTCCCGCATGGCTTTCGTCGCATCGATCGCACGGAATTCAATGTTCTGAAGAGCGTCGGCCAGCTTCGTGGCGGCAAGCTGCTCATTCGCGGCGGCCAGCGCCTTCGCCGTCCCCGCCTGATCCGCGAACGCCCTGGTCAAGCGATCCTGTGCGGCAGCCGCCTCGATCGCGGAGATGGCACCCACTTTTTCGGCGGCGGCGATTTCCTGAAGGGCTGTTTCGTACTGCTTTGACACAGCGAACAGCGGGTTATATTTCGCGCGCAAACGGTCGAGTTCGTTGCCGTACGCCTGGATGTCGGCGGCGCGTTTTGCGTACTCGTCGCCGTACAGGAGATTGCTGGACAGTGCGCCGGAGCGGGCGTTGAAGGCGGTTTGGGCGGTCGCCATGGCACGATAGGAGTCCGCCGCCGCGGCCGCGCGGATGGTGATCTCCTGCATGCTCCGACTCAGGGTGGCGTTCATGGCGGCGGTGCGTTCCGCCTGCGTGCTCATGACGCTCATCGCGTCGGATACTGAGATCGCGCCGGAAGCGAGCCCCGCCGTCGCCGCCTTGATTTCCCCAAGGCGACCCTGGAGTAATGCCGATCGCGCCGTGAATTGCTCCACCGACACGCCGCCCGCCATCATCTGGCGCTCAAGGCCGCGCATCGCGAGTTCTACAGTGCCGGTTTCTTTACCCAACCGCTGCGTGGCAAAGAACACCGGATCGAGCTGGCTCAGGACGTTGTTGTAGGCGCGCGCTGCCCGGCCGGTTGATTCCTCAAGCCGGACCTGCCCGGAGACAACCTGATCCGTCGCCGCACCGGCCCGCCCCATCGCCGCCGTGAACTGAGCAACGCCCTGTTCAGCCTGCCGACCGTCAATGATCAGTTCTGTAACAATTCGCTCGTCAGCCACCCGGGCCGCCAGTCCAGATCAGCCCAACGTCAATCATACTCACGAGCCTCCTGGCGAATTCCGTTGACTTTTGGGGAGAATGAGAGGCTGTTGCGCGCCGCGAATGGGAGCGGAAAATGAAACGGTTGGCGGTGTTGGCGACGTTGTTGCTCTCAACCCAGGCAGGCGCGGCGCAATGCGACGTTGGGTTTTTCAAGGTCGCGACCGGCGCCAAATACGCGGAAGCCCTGGCCGCCGTGCGAAAAGACTGCGCGCCAGGATCGCCCGTGATCTGGCCGTCCGATTACACCGCGTTGATCGCGGCCACCTGCGATATGCGGAAGGCCGTTATTCACTCCGGGTCGACGACGATCTGTACGCTGAACAAGGGTTAGTCCTCGGCCTTCTTCGCCGCCCCCGAATTCACCGTCAGCCAAAGATCGTCCAACGCCTCAACAACCTCGATTTCCCACGGCGCCAGGTTGAGCCGCGAGTTCCGCACGAACGCGTCGATATCCGGCCACTCGATCGGGTTGGCGGAAAAGCCATTCGACCCCTTGCGCCGGCGGATGCGAAGGAAGGTCCGCCAAAGATACGCGAGCGGCAGAGGAAGCGGAGGCCCAACCAGTTCCGCCTCGTAGCCGGCGCGCTTGATCGGATCCTTCGTGCGGCTGGCCAGGCCTTCCAGTGTTTCGCGGGCCGTGGCGCCGTTGTCCTCGCGCAACCCGAGGTTGAATTCATGCTCCGCGAATTCGATCAGGGCTTCTCGGAGCGCGCCATAAAAGAATCGTCGGCGCCGAAGTATTCGAGAAGCTGGACGTACACCCGGCCGTAGGCGGGATCGAGCAACAGCTTCGTGACGTTTTCAACCGAAAACGGGTAATCCGCCTGATTGATCCGAGCCGGCGTCCAGCCCAGGACGCGCGCCGCGAATGACCGGGCGTTTTCCTCTCGCACTTCGTCGGGATCACGCTCTGGCTCGATCCATTTTTTGCGATTGACCGCGGCCTGCTCTTTCAGCTTCGCGGTGTGCAGCGATTGCCGGGCGGCGCGGTTGGCCTGCTCGATCGTTGTTGGGTGGCCCGGACCGGCGAGGGTCCAAACCCAGGGTGTCGGTTTGCCGGTGGCGGGGTGGACGATGGCGAGTTCGTCGGTGTCGGTGGATCGGAGTTCGTCGATGTCGAAAGCGTCGGGGGGCATGGGGTCTCCTGTCGGGGGAGGTTTGTGGGTCCCGCACCCGACATGCGGGACCCGGTTCGCTGATCAGCTACCCTGTCGGGGGATTTCGTTACGATTACGGCGCGGTCGATTGCAACTTAAACATTGTGGCGTCGTAACCGCTTCCACGATTATCGATCCCAACAAGTGCCGTAGGCACAGTCACAGTCTGCGTTCTTGGACCGCCGGCCTTGTTCGGTGCTGACTTATCCACGCCACCGAGCGTGATATTCGGGATGCTGAACGCGACAAAATCCTTCGGCTCGGACTCGTTTTCAACCGCCATTCCATGGATTGAATATTGTGTCTCGGCAACGAAGTCGCTCATGAACTGCAGGTCTTTGCGGAGACATCCGAAGTTGATCGAAATCCCCATCTGCCCGGTGAACACATCGGGCGAGTACTTAATCGCGCCGGACCCGAACACATCGGGCGCCATCGGCGTGATGTCCAGCGTGATATCCAGGCTGGTCAGGTCGACCACATCCACGCCGTTGATCCGGATTGTGGCATCCACCACGGACAGCGGCACGCCAGTGGAAAGCGTTGGCGATGTCAAAAGCGGAGATGTGCCGGTCGCCTGGGCCGAGAACTGCCCGGTCCCGATACCGCCAGGATCAGCGGTAAACAGGCCGTTGGTCTGCATGCCGAAACGGAGCGAGCCGAAGACGAAATCGGTCATAACCTCGGACAGGTCGATGTCGGACTCGTACTCGTCGATCGTGAAGTACCGCTTCACGAGGGTTCCGGACTGGATGAGCTTCTTGCCAGGGCGGGTGACCGTGAACGCGGTGTCTGGGGTCGCGTTCAGCACCAACGTTTCCGCCACGGTAATCACGAGGGCGGTCAGGGCCGTGATGCGGAGGTTTTTGCCGTTGTTCGCAGCCGTTACGTGCCCGGTGAGCCGGATCACATCGTTGACCCGCAACCCCTGCGTGATCCACGAGCCGGCAGCCGCGACGATCGTGCTGGCGGTGGTGGTGATCGACGTCGCCGCCGCCGATCCACCCAGGACCGAGGCCTCAGTGATCGCCAAATCGGCCGCCGACCAGGTGTCGCGCATGACGGCTTCCATGATCGCCTCATGCGAGCCGATCGAGACTTCACTCGCCCACTGGCCGGTCGTCTTCTGCGTCCCGTGACGCCCGCGAACGCGCATGCCGTCGCTACGGACTTCGTTGGACTCGGTCGCGGCTTTGGTCAGGCGGCCACCGGTGCCGCCAGCAAGCCGCAGCACGGTGCCGCCGGAGCCGGTTGCCTGGGTGCCGAGGCCGGACTGGACTTTGTATGCGACCGTAACGGCTGACTGCGAAGAATACATAGTATTACTCCTTCACGGTCTAGGCCGTGGTGGTTGTTTACTTAGTTTGTGTAGTAAAACTCAAAGTTCACGCTCGCGAGAACCACGGTATAGTTCCCTGACTCCTCACTCGCCACATCATCGTAACAAGAGAAGTCCAGCGTTCGGATCGTCTGGCCTGTTGCCTGCCCGAATTCCTTGCGTTCCATAAACGCGGCCAGCGTATCGGCCGTCGCCATCGCGTCGGTCATTCCCGAATTCCACGGCGCGAAGATGTAGAAGCGGATCAGTCCTGGGTGGATGAACAGGCGATTACCGGGGCTGCTGAATGAGCGGATCGCGTTGCGACCGCCGATAACCTCGATCTCGATGAACGGGCCACCCGCGTTCTGTGGGTTTGCGTCTCCCCAGCCTTCGTTTTGCCAGCGGATCGGCAGCGCGGTGTAGTTGGCCTCGATGTAGGCTCGGATGGCGGTCGCGGCGGGGGCGAGCATTGGATTTAGAGGGTCAGGGTGCCGTCAGGGTTAGGCTGAACTTCGGTCATCGCCTCGCCAGTCCCCGGATGCTCCATGAGGCGACCTTCGTTTCCTTCGGCCAGCGGCGGCAACTTCGCGCGCTGCTCGTCCGTCAAATTGAGAGGTGTGCCGCGGATCATTCCATCCGCATCCCGTTCCACCGGTGAGTCGTCGAGATTTCGCGCCCCGGCCAGAGTCGCCGCATCGATCGTCACCGCCACCTCAGTGCCGACGTTGAAAGCCTCCACCTGCGCGGCAAGCCCGGCCGTATCCACCGCCGGAAGCGGCTGCTTGTAGCCATGAGCACCATCCTCCGACACCAGATCGAGCACGAGGCGCTCGACCGTCGCGGTGACCGTCTTGCCGTCCAGCGTCGCATCCACGGTGCAGGGCTCGGTGCGCGCAGACGCGACCCGGTATTTCAGGGTGATAGCCATGATGGACTCCTGTTGGTGGATTACGCGCGGGCGGTGATTTCGAGCGCGGGATAGCGGTCCTGGCGAGCGCGGCCGGCTGGCGGTGGCGCACCGACCAGGCCGCGATACGCGAACCGAATCGTGGCCACGTTGCCGAACCGACGTTGAAGATCACGTGCGGTGATTTCGTAGATGCCGTTGGGGGCCTGCACGGACAGGCCGGGGCGGCGGTTGGTCATGCGGCCGCGGAACCGTTCGCGGGCACCGCCTTCGATCTTCCTGGCGTACGGGCGCGCGTTGAAAATCACGATCGTGTCCCCAGGCCCAATCGCCACCGCCCCACCCTCAGCCGCGTCCCGGCGGACCCCGTTGACGTAGAGCCAGTGATCGTCCCGATAGTGCCCGCCCCGCGCGGGCCCCACGGGAGACGCCAGGATCAGAGATTTGATCGCCTCGTCGACGACGTTGGTGAGCAGCTCGAACCGTGTGAGCGTGAACCCGGACGGATTGACCTGGTTCAACGGCTTGTTTTGCTGGCCGTCAACAAAGCGCTCGATCGGGGCTTCGTGACCGAACGCGGTCTGGATCGCGGCTTGATTTTTGATGGTGCGCGAGACGGTCAGGTCAATGATCTGCTCGCGTGTGACAGCGCGGACGCGTTCGGTCAGGGCGGTTATACGGGAGGCGGTGAACGGGTTGGCCGTCACGAGCCGCCCCTGATCTGCATCCTGTGGCTCAACACCGCCTCACCCATCTTGATCGTGCTGACCGCGAAAATCCGGAATGGTCGAGTGTCGATGATGACCAGATCGCCATTCTTGGGTGGTCCTGGCCACCCAACGGCAGCAATCGCATCGTCGCTGATCGCCGCGTGCCGGTCGCCCTGGATGATCCCGTTGGCGATTTCCTGCGGCAGGTATTCCTTGACGACGGCATAGACCGTCACATCCACCGGCGACCCGCCACTCACCAACCGCCGCAGCGTGACCGCACTGCCGCGTTGGCGTCGCATCGCGGCGATGGCGGCGGCTTCGGCGGTGCCGGTCATGGCATGCACCTGGTCGCGGCGATCATGATCGCAGTCGCCAAGATGTTCGCCATGCTAAGCCCGACCGCCAGTGACGAGGCCCACAAAAGACAGACCGATATTCGCCACCAAACGTCGCTCAAACGCTTATCTCCCGATGCGGATCCAACATCGCCCGTATCTCCGCCGGCACACCTTCCTCATTCGCCCCGGCGACCCACCACTGCTGCACCAACTCGCCCGGGATTTCCTGCATCTTTAGGTTCGGGTCGCGATTCCTGGCGGCGAGGCGGTGCTTGATCGTTTCGATGCAGGCGGTTTCGATGCCATAGGGCAGGCCGCCCAACAAAGGATAGCCGGCGGTGTAGACGACGGTGATCTTGGCCGCGCACCAGTGAATTCGGCAGTCGCTGGACAGGCGCCAGAGCATGCCGGTGGCCGGGTCCATCTCGTATTGATCAGCGGTCAGCGCGGTGCCATCGACCGTCACGCTGGTGATGGCGAAAACCGGGCGGCGGGTCAGGATCAGAGGCATCCGCCCGCCGGCATTCGCATAGTGCCGGCTGAGGCCACGCCACATCTCGGACAGCGTTTCCGCGGCGAACACCCGGCCGCAGTAATTTTCGATGAACCCGCTTGCCTCACTGATCCAGCGATATAGCCGTTCGTCCGATGCGGTCCCGGTGATGTCGAGCTCGTCCTTGATAGTCTCGATCGTGGTCAGGTCGTGCGTCGCGGCCGGGACGGTGACGGTGAGGATGGATGGGGTCACAGGGGCCTCGGGGTGGCGGGTGTGACGGGGGCTCGGGGGATTGCGTGGCCGGTGGCGGCTCGGGGGATCGCGCCTCGCCGTCCGGTCCCGGTTTTCGTCATCAGCGCCACAGCCGCGTTCAGGGCGTTCAGGATCCTGCCGACAGATCGCCGGACCGAAGCCGCGCATGCGTTGGTGGCGACCAGGACTTTGGCCTGAGTGGAGGTGACCAACCTGCCCGGGGTATTGCTCGCACCGGCGGTTTTCGTGGTTGATCGGATCAAGGCTGAAGCGGCGGTATTGGTCCCGCTGATGATCCGCGCGAAGGCTCGACGGAGTCCGGCGCTGGCGGAATTACCCACCGTCGCGATCTTTGCTGTCGCTCTGACCAATGTCGCCGCCGCGGTGTTTGTCGCTGCGATCGGCTTACCGGTCGATCGAGATGAGCCGGCGGCCGGCGTGTTTGTGCCGGTCAACGTGCGAAGGAACGCCTGGCCGCTGGTCAACAGGGCAACGCCCACGTTCGAAGCAAGGCCCGTCTTCGTAATGCTTCGAACCAAGGTTGGGGCCGTGGTGTTGGTGCGGGTGCTGGGTTTTCCGGTTGAGCGGGCCAGCGCTCCGGGTGGCGTATTTGTGACCAGGAGCGTCTTCGCTGTCTGCCTGGTCAGAAACGCGGGCGGCGTGTTGGTCGCGAGGCAGGTTTGGTTATAAGTGGTGCCGCCGCTCGCCGCCTTGAACACCGCGATTGTCGCGGCGGTTGAAACCGTGCCTGAGCTGTACGTCCATGTCGGATTTACCGCCCCAGCCGTGGTCTGGATGAGATACGCCGCGGCGCCAGCGAAATTTACACCGTTGACCTGGCCGGATTGGTCCGTGATCGTGAAACTTAAATCGACCGTCGCGGTGGTGCCGGGGCTTTCTGCCGCGATACCGGTGATGACGACACTGTTGTTGGCCGATGGAGTGACTGAACCGGGCGCCTGGGTGGCGGCGCCGCTTAAAGATGATGCGCCGTTCTGGACATCAAAGGGCGAACTTGTGTCGACCCCACTGAACGCCAGAACATCAACGACACAAAAGGAATTCGCGCCGCTCAGCGTGAATGTGTGTCCAGTGCCGACCGTCGGATTTACCGCGTAGAAAATTCGCCCGTAAGTTGAGCCTGCGGTCCTGGTCGTGAGGCCGGTCCAGGTATTTCCCTTGCTGTCAGTTGGCAAGGAAAGAGGGCCGGCGGCATATTCCGAGACCGTCAGCACGAGTAGCGAGGCGCCCGTTGTGTTGATGGCCGAGGTCGTGCCGCCTCCGGACGGCCCCGCGAGTTGAGTGTGAGTTACAAGCGCGATCGTCACTTAGCGGAACCGAGGGTCTTTCGCGTATTCCGGCAAGAACGCCTGCTTCACCGCATCTCGCGCGGTCGCCAAAGATGCGTCATCCTCTTTGATAAAGCCCCTTTCCAATTGCAAAAGAAGAGCGTTTAAGTCGGCCTGAAGCGCGAAGAATTCGTCAGCCGCGATTTCTTCCGGCGATCGTGGTTTGATGGAAATAAGGCCGATCCCATGCGCGACCAACGACGCGAGAGAGGCGTCCTGCGTTTCGTAGAGGGCGACGCGCCGCTGAGTAAATGCCGCGAGATTATCGGCGGTCAGGTCATTGCCGCTAACTTCCTGGGTAATAGTTTCCGCGCCATTGCTGTACGTCACGCTCGCAACGACATTCCCATTGCTTCGGTCGTTACGGAAGCTGTTTAGGGCCGCGGTCCAGGGCATGGCGGCACCCTATTTAATTCGGAACGGATTTAAGCTGGAAGGTAAAGACGATCGAATCGCTGACGACCACGTTGACTGCTGAGAACACAGACCGGATCAGCATGTTCCCCGCCGTCACCGCGTCGAAAAGGCCCGCTTCCGTGATCGCCGTTGGGCCGGCCAGTGTCGCCGTGACGGTTCCAACGACCTGATTCGTATCGTTGGTGTTGGTGATCGTGACGCGGCTTTCGGTGCCGACCGTGCGACCGCCCGATGTCGTTGGCGCGACCTCAGTCCCCAGCGCTGCGTCTGTCACGGCGGCGGCGGTCGCTCCGGTTCCCCAGCCGACGTTCTTCGCGGCGGTTCCGGCCTGGATGATGCGATTGCTGATGATCGCCGCGCCGGCGTTTGTGAATACCGTGGCCAGCCATGCGGCGGCACGGCGGGGTCCGGCCCAGATGTCGAGGCCCGGCAGAGCGATGGCAGTCATGCGTTGATCCTCAACCCAGAGTAACAGAGACTTCGACGCCGGGCTGATACTTCTCCCGTTGCGCGGCCAGTTCTTCAGCCGACACGACCGGCAGGCGGAACGTGTGGCCGTGGTCGGTGTCGTATCCGGTCAGCTCAAGCACCAGGCGGTCCGCCTTCACGGTCATCCCGTGCGAAAAGTGGCCGGGCGAGTCGATGGTGATTGACGTTTCCTCGATCGCGGCCGAGTGGACCGTGTATTTCAGGGTGACCATGCGGATTTCCTTATCTGCTCAGACGGGCAAACCATCGCCCGATCGCCATCAACACGCGACCCATGGCCGCGCTGGCACCCGTCAGGACGGCCGGCACCGTCTCGCCATCGTCGAGTGGCGGCATGGCCGAACGGCACGCCAGACAGCGCGACGGATCGGCCGCGGTATCGATCGCCAGGGGGTGGCGCGAACCGCAGGCGCGGCATCCGGGCAGGAAGCGGATATGCGTCACCACCTCGGGGCGGAACGAGGTGCGGGGCGTGATGGGTGGCATGGTTACGTCAGCAAAAAATAGAACGTGCCGGTCCTCACACTACCGCCGGACGCGATCACGATCTTGATCCGGTCCTGAACGATCACGATTTTGTCCGTCACGGCGAAGGTCGCGGCATAGAGTGAAGCCACGCCGGCTGTGCTGTGCGTCGCCTGCCGGGGCGCGCGCGTCGCGCTGACATTGACGTCCGACTCCGTCCAGACGGTCTCGCCAGTCGTTTCCAACGTAATCGTGAAGTCCACACCGTCGTCAAAATTGCCGCTGGACGCCTTCGCATAACGAATCTGTGAGATGAGCCCGTAATCGATCGGCTCGGAATACGCTGTCGCCGAACCATCTGCGATCGTTGTCACGGTGACGGCGATGCGGCGAGCGTAGCTCACCGGGTCACTACCATCGCCAGGTGGACCCTGGGTGTGCCGCCGGCACCGCCGCCAGTAACCGTGAAATTGACTGCCTGGCCGGCCGTCAGCACATTCGCGGCGGTGGGTGTCGCGCTATCGACGTCTCCCGCCGCTGAGGCTGCCGTGGCGATGGTGACAACGCCGTTGGTGACGCCAGTCGCGCCGATCGCGGCCGTGATGGTGATGTCGGCGGTGGCAACCGCCGCATCCGTAACAGTCCAGATTTTGGAGATTGTTCCGGCGTGTGGCGACAACAGATAGTAAACCGCCTCGGCCGAACCGTCGGCGATATCGAGCGTGAGGACCGTATCGTTCGCCGAACCGCTTGGAAAATTGATCGCCCCACCCGCCTCGACGGTGATGGCGCCTCCGCTGGCGACGACGAGTTCGTCGCCACCCTGTTTCCGGTACACTTTAGGCTGATAGCCGGGCATGGCACTTCCTTCCGTTGGTTACGGCGGGCCGCGCCGGAGCGCGCGCCGCCTATCCCGTATGGGAACGGTTCAAGTAATCAAAGATCAGTTCGGCGGATTTGCCGCGGGCAAGATGTCGGGTTGAGTCAGCCATGCGCCGGCAAGGTAGACGTCGCCGGAGTCGTTCGCGGCCGGCGTCACGGTCACGCGGATGTATCTCTTCGTGTCGATGAACCCGAGCTTGAAACACTTATTGTCATCGGAGAACAATGGCGTCGCGAGCAGTTCCGTGCCGAGCAGGTTGGCGTCCGCGATGGCTGTGTTGTCGGACAGGGCGGAGGTGTCACCCTCCTCCGCCAGGACTGTGAAGGTGGCGTTGACATCGGACAGAGACCCGGTGAGCAGCACGAAGGTCGCGCTCCTCAAGCCCCGGGTGTCAAGGATCTGTGACACGAAGGCGGTATTGGCATTTGTGACAACCGCTGGCGAGATGCCCCGCTTCACGTTGATGTTGTTCATAAGGTCACGCATTTGCGTGTGCTCCTGGATTTGAATTTCGGTGGCGATTGGACAAGCGTTACGCGCTGGTGACCTGTAGCTTGATCGCTTCAAAATTGGTCACGTCTCCGCCTACACGCTTACGAGTGTAGAACAGAACAAACGGCTTGGCGGTGAAAGGATCGCGCAAGGTCGAGATGCCCAGGCGATCGACGATGGTGTACCCTTCGCGGAAGTTGCCGAACGCGACAGAGAGGGAGCCGGCGCCGATCGCGGCCATGTCCGCCGCCTGATAGACCGGATGGCCCAACAGGACGCTTGGGCGACCGAGTTGGTTGTCCAGACGCCAGATGTACTGGCCGTTGCCGTCCTTGAACAGCATCACGGCGCCGACACTCGCGCGACGCATCAGGAAGCTCGCGCCGTTCACATACGGCTCTTTCAGGGCCATCGTGAGATTGACCAATCCATCCATGGTCAACGCGGTCGCGTTGCCACTTATGATCTGCTCAACCGTGCCGCGCGTCGTGCCGGTGGCGTAAGTCGTGAAGCCGCGGGGCTTTTTGATGCCATCGCCCGCGACAAAGGCAGTCGCCTCAAGCCGACCGAAGCGTTGGCCAATCTTGCCCGCGAGCCACGCCTCGATGTCGATCGAGGCGTCTTCCAGCAGTTTCTGCGTCGCCTTTGGCATCGCATACATCTCGTACACCGGGATGCGCTGGATGCCGGCCTGTGGCGTTGTCGTCTCGGGCCGGGCCTCCTGCTCGCCAACCCATCCCGCGCCGGCCTCGCCATCATCAATGGGGTATTCGATCGCGTCGGTGGAGATCGTTTCCACGTTGGCGACCTGCCGCATCGGCGAGGACTCGTAGACGATCGACAGGATCCGCGGCGACATTGCCGGCGTGACGAAATATCCGCCGTCCGGGTCGGAACCGACGCTCATGGCTTTCTGTTCGGCGCCCTGCGATCCGATGTCGCGGCGAAGGTAGAGCGGGTACTGACCGCCGTACGCCTTGATGCTTTCAACGTCGATCCGGTCATCCGAAACGTCGGTGTTGACCTTGAACTCGCCGCGCGCCGCCAGTGCGGTTCGGTGGAACGCGCGCATCTTTTTGATTTCCACGTCCGGGTCACTCAGGGACGTTCCCCCGAGCAGGCGGGCGCGATTGGCCTTGCGTTCGATCTCATCGAGTCTCGCATTAACGGCCTTTTGCGCCGCCTCCGCGATGTCCTTGACGGTCTTCTCGATCGCCTCGTGCTTTGCCGCGATGCCCTCGGTCAAGGCCTTGATGTCGGCCTTGGCTTGCGTGCCTTCGGCGGCATCCTTGCCAGCCTTCTCGGCCAGGTCGCGGACCGACCTGAGGTCGCGCTCCATGGATTCTTTGAGTCCCTTGACGTTATCGCCAAACGACTTCACTTCCTTCTGGACATCATCCAGAACGTCACTGAGTTCAGGCATTTTGTTACTTTCAGGATTAGAGTGCGGGCAGACCCGCGCGCGCCGCGCGCAGCGTTCGCAGCAGGTCCATCGCGCCGTCCTCATCCCGAGGCTCCGACGACTTGTATCCGCGAGCGGCAATCGCCTTCGCGGCAGCGTGCGAAAACCCACCCGCATCCCGCAGGAAGTCTTCGAATTCACGAATTGTCTTGATGTCAGCGGCCTTCACGCCGCCGATTCGGGCCTTGTCATTTGCCGGGAATGTGACAATCGACAACTCCACCAAATCGAGCGCCTTGATTGTACGGCGCGGTTCGTTCGGTTTCGTGCCGTAGACCGAGCCTTCAGCCTTCACGCGGTAGCCGATCGACAGGCCGTCGAGTTCGCCGGCTTTCAGGCCCTCGTAGATGTACTGGCCGCGCTCAGTTGCAAGGGCAAAAAGCGTGCCCTCAACCTTCAGCCCCTTGGTGTTTTCTTCCATCGAGGTCCACTTGCCGACCGGCAGCATATCACTCGCGCCGCCCATGAAGCCGCCGTGCTGCAAGAGCATGGGCGGCCATTTTCCTTTTGCTTCCCATTCCCGCAACGTGTCTTTCATCGCGCCGCGTTCGATCACGTCGCCATACGAATCCTTGTTGCCAAACACGGCGCCGTAGCCCGCGAAGGTTCCGTCCTTCGCGTCGCCGGCGAACTTAAATTCGAAGTCAAGTTTGACACGATCCATCACGGCGCTCCTCCGCCTCGCGCGGGTGTGTGGGCCACTGGGCGCGGGAAACCGTCGTCACCGATCGGGGTTATATTCACCGGCACATACAGTCGATTGCCGCCCGGCATTGTGCCATCCTCATCATCTCCGCGAACTTCGTCCGGCGTGCGCCAGCCTGGGTTGCCACCACCGCCAAGAGCAATCTTGTTGTATTCCGCCTTCGATTTCATGTCTGGCGAGAGGAAGTCGGCATCAACAAAGCGAAGATAGTACCCGGCCCGGCGCTCTTCCCTGGTCAACAGCCAACGCTTCGCGGAATTCGCGACCCGCCCCTGCCAGGGGCGAACGGTGTGCACGAGATGCGCGAGGAACATTTGTTCTGCCGAGGCGAAGGTTGGGGCCTTGTCTCCGGAATAGCCGATCATGATTGGCATCACGCCGAAGCCGGTGCAGATTTGTTCGACCTGAAGCTGACGCAATTGGATGTGCTGAAGGTCAACTCCCGTCGGTGACAGAGATTGCCATTTCAGATCGCCGTCGAGCACCAGCGTACGGAATTTGTTGGCGACGCCGCCGTAACTTTCCGCCCAGGTTTCCTTGAGACGGTCCTTGGCCGGCTTATCCAGCTTTGTGCCGCCGGTGGTGAGGATGCCGCCCGGTTGCGCGCCGTTGCTGTGAAGCCGCGCGTGGGTTTCTTCCGTGGCGATGGCGAGGCCGACTGATTCTCGCAAGAGCCGGATCGCATCCATTCCAATCGCGCCGTCCCATGACGGTCCGCGAATGTGCCAGATTTCGTCCGATCCGAAGTCTTCGTAAGTGTTGTTCAACAACCGGACCCGATAACTCATCCGATAATCCGCGCCCAGTTTTGGTGTGACCCGCCCAGGCTCGATTGGGATCAGTTCGTCGATCTCGCCACCAACCCGACTGATGTACGAGTAGTGGTTGAACGTCAGCGCCAGGTGCATCGCCAGAGTTTCACGGTACTCGAGCCCACTCTGGATGCTGTTCGGTTCATCGGCCATCAGATCGAACAGGCGGTGGTCCCGAGCCTCACGCCGAATGTTTGTGGCGGGATCCTTGACGTAGAATTTGCACGGGACCATCAGCGCTTCGGCGATTCGGCGGACGCAACCAAGAACCGTCGTTACCTGCAAAGCGGTCTGGACGTTGACCGAAACGCCAGAGTTCGCCGGACCGCCGCCGAACAGACTCCGCCAAATTTCAAGGCCTCCGTAGGTAATGTCCGCCTTGGCCTCGATGCGGCCAGCCAGCGACCCGAAAATACCCATCAGCCGCGCGGGACCAGCAACACGCCGGCCAACACGAGCGCGCCGCCGACGAGAAAACCGGCGGGCGGATACATGAGCCATGCGCCATATGAGATCGCACCCACCGCCGCGAGCCCGGCGCATTCGCGCAACAGACCAGGAATGGCTTGCGCGGTCGCGGTCGTGGCGCGCCTGAGGCCGACGGCGACTTGCTTGAACATTCAGAGCACCATCAGGCCTTCGGTTTCCAGGTAGGAGCCGCCATTCGCTTCTGGATTCGTCGTCATGACGTCAATCGCATCAAACGCCGCCATGACCGGGTCAATCTTCGCGTCACCGGCGCTCTGTTTCGTCGCGCGGATCGCGGTCGCGGTTGGCTCGATCTTCAAGTTACCGACGCACCAGGCCATGAGGCCGGATCCGCCGTGCAAAAGCGTGCCATTCGCCAGGCGCCGCTCGGCGGTCTTGATCGCATTCATCATGCGGTAGCCCTGACCAACGCCGATGAGAAGCTTGTTCTCCTGGGTCACGTCGATCGCATCCATGGCGTCGACGAACTCGCCCAGGCCGGCGGGATCGACCGCCACGCCGGCGAGAAGGCCCGCGTCTTTGACTTCCTCGACGATCGCGACAATGGCCGAAATATCATCAAGCGAATCATCCACGATCGTCAACTCGCCCGCGTCGGCGAAGTCCTGTAATCGAGACGCGATCGATTTGCGGCGTTCCAGGACGCCGCGATGGCACCAGCCGTGAGACCAGAGTAGCCAGTCCTTCGTGATCCGGTCCCGACCCAGTAGCGCCAGGCCGAACAGATCATCCAGGCCGCCGCCATCGATCCCGATCACGACAACCTCAGACCGGGCGACGATAGATTCGCGGGTCATGGTTGGGTCGGCGCGGCGTGACCAGAATTCGGCGCCGGGCCAGCGATCCGTTGACAGGCCGAGACCAATCTCGACGTTGAAGTGCTGTGAGGCCAGAAGCACAAGCTGAGTGAGGCCCTGGTCTTCAGCCTTTCGTAATTCGTCTACCAGGAAGGTTTCGTTTACTGACCGGCCAAGGTTTGGGTTGACCAAAGGCCAGTATTTTCGCTCTTTCCACCCGTCGTTTTCAACAACCTGGGCCGGCAATTCATAGAGCACAGGCAGGAGCGGCAGCCTTATCCTGCCGTCCCGCACCGCACGAGCCGTCGTCAGTTCGGACCGAAACACCCCAGCGGGCGGCGCTTTGGATTGTGTCGTGGTCTGAAACAAGAACCCGTCCGGACGCTTGGCCAGCGCGCCGCGTAGTTCGACGAAGATATCCGCGGCACTTGGCTTTTTGGCGAAGACGTGCGTCTCGTCGATCATCGTGCCGACCGCCTTGGACCCGGTGATGACGTCGGTGTCGGCTGCCTTGATTTGGAGCGTCGCGCCGGTTTTGCGGTGTGTGATCAGGCGGAGATGCCGTTGAGGGTGGAATAGCTTTGTCAGTTCCGGATCGATTTTGATCGTGCCCGAAGCCTGTTTGAACGCGATGTCGGCGATTTCCTTCGTCGGCGCGATCATCAGGAATTCGGCTTCGGGACGGCGGTTGACGATCAATGCTGTAACCATGACGGCGCCGCCGTAACTCGATTTTGCGTTCCCCTTTGGGATGAGTTCGAAATACTCCTGGATCATCCGATGATCGGTTGTCGGATCGTATGACCCGAAGATTGCCTCGACGATCGCGAAGTACCAGGGGCCGCAGGCGTCGGCCAAGGTAGGTGTATCTTTTACGTCCGGCACCCGAAGGCGTTTGAATATCCGCAGCGCCCGGGCGGCCTCTCCGGTGAAAAGCGGGAGGTCCGGCACCAACGATCGGCCGGACAGAATGCGCGATTCCCAGTCGGTACAGGACGTATCCCAGGCGAGCATCAGTTCACGCGGGTGGGCGCGGTGTCCAGGTCGTCGCCCCAGCCCGTTCCGGTTCCGGCCGTCTCGGCGTCAGCTTGGGCCTGTTCTTTTTTCCCGGGTGCGCCCGGGTGCGCCACAGGGCGAAACATACCAAGATGCTGGCCGATTCTGACGAGAGCCGTTGGCTTATCGTAGAGCTTGACCTTCAGCGTTCCGTCCTTCGTTTGTGACACTTCGGCGATCGCGCCTGCCGTCTTCTCATCCAGGCCGTCGCTGTCGATGATTGTGATTTCATTGGCCGACGTAAGCATTTCACCCGGCTCGGCGTCCTCATCGACCGTTGTGATTGACCGCCACCGAACCACCTGGCGGATGTCACTAAAACCGATCTTCGCAAGCTCCGCGATCACCATTTCTGGCGTGATCCCAGTGCGCACTTGCATGAGAATTCGACGTCTTTCAAGCTCAGCCCTGACCTCAACATGAGTTAACAGACGAGATCCTTGGGGGCCGGCCGTAGCGGGGCTGTAGCCAGCAGCTATTGCGGCCTTTGTAGCATTAGGATCAATGAGATAGGCTTCGATGAACCGAACCTGCATGTCGGTAAGCGGCATTAACAACCCCACCGGCCAAATTCAACCCGAAAAAAATCTGCGCGTGCCACCGGAGCGGTTGCGGGCCCTGCCTCGTCCAGAGATTGAGACGCCCCTGGGGGTCATCAGAACCGCACCGCCATGCGCCTCGCACGTTCGGATAGCGTCTTGCGGGTATGACATGCGCCGCATTTCAACGTCACATTCCGCTCATCCAGCGGCGCGCCACCGTCGCGGAGCTCGACTATGTGGTCGCCATAGATCCGGACACCGGATCGAGGCTTACTCGGATCATGATGCAGATCCTGGCAATGCCGGCCGCGAATCGCGATGATCCGAGCCAAGAGGGCGCGCCATTCAGGGGATGAGTAAAACGGATCGGCGACCTTGCCGGGAGGCGGAACCGCCCGCGTGTCCCGCGTCGCGATGCGTGGCGCATGGGCCCGCAACTTGCCTGCCATCCGATTCCCTTGGCTGGCACGATCGTGCCAAACGTTGGAATTGCCGCGATTTATGGGGGTTGCGCAGCCTCCAGGCACGACTTCGTGAGGCTAAACGAATTCGTAGAGGTGGATGTCAGGCATTGTCCAGCACAAAATCACGATGGAGTTACGATTCCCCGACGATCATCACCGGCGGCTCGGCGGGGGCGATGCGTGACGCCTGGGCAAGGCGGGGCAGCGTGAGCAACAGGCCACCGGTTCGTGTAAAAATCTTCCGGCGCGGCAGCGTCGGGGTCCCACATACAACGACCAGCATCGAAGCATGCGTGATCTTCGCGGCGGCACCCGCTGGATCGATTCCTGCCGCACTCGTAATTCCAGGCCATGTGATCTCCATACGAAACTGGGCACCTTGAGGAGGGGCGTATGACCGACCGGTCACGCCAACCCCCGCATCGACCCGATCCGCCTCGGATCATCCGCGTGGTCGCGAAACGGGTTGTGCTCGGGCTTCTGGTCCGGATCGGTGAACGCGACGGGGCGTTGGGCCAGGAGGCCGTGCAGGCGGGCGTTTTCGACGATGAGCGCGGTCACCTTAGTATCTAGCGCGAGACATCCGTCTGCCAGGGTATTGTACTTGCGCAACAGTAAGTCATATTCATCGCGAAGCGCGGCCCGCTCTTGATCGTGCTCGACTGCACTGTTTTTGATCGCGGCACGGAGTTGATCGCGCTCAACCCGCGCTTCGTCCCGTTCCTTCAACGCCACCAGTTCGCCGTGCGGGACGAGTTCGATCATATCAAGTTGATCAAGGGTCGCTCGGAAGTCGTAGATTGCCTTTGTCGGGTCGATCACAATTTTACAGTGCTCGGGTATGGCCTTCATCTCACGTCGATCGGAAGTCACGCGCTCATTGGTCCGAAAGACTATCGGGGCGGACGACCCTATCCCGTAGGTTATCTCGGTTTTAAGTTCTGTCATCACACTCTCCTACATCAACACTCATATCATACGTCTCCCGCGCCGGTGCAAACGTCAGCAATGTCGTGCGTCGCTCACCGGACGGTTTCGGTGGCTGATAGAAGTCCGCCAACCGGGCGCCGGCCGCGCCGATCCACGCCAACACATTCGCCGTCGCCATTGGGCCATGTCCCTTGGCGTCGCGTCGTAGGTTTTCCTCAGTCAGCCAAACGGACAGTGGCACGCAATCCAAAACAACCCGGCGGACCACTGGCCAAAACGCACCCAGGAAAGCCACCGCGCGTTCCAGGCGATCTCGCGCGTCAATCTGCGCGAGCATCGGACCATCCTTGCCGATAATCAGTTGGTCGCCGCAACCGCCGCCCGCGCGCAGGTAGTCAATCGCGCCGACATTCGGTCCGGCGCCGACGTCGGCCCAATCTTGTTGCAGGCGGCGAAACGCGGCCAGATGTCGCTCGGTAACGATCTTTGAGTCACGGGCCAGCTTGGCGATTGGGTCACTATCGACCCCGAGCGCTGACATGCGAACGGGGCGGCCATCAATGATCTCGACGCGGGGGCCGGTAATCATCCGCGCTGGCCTGGACTGACCCCTCTGCATGCGATATCCGCCCAATCCGTCTGGGACGACCTTATCGGGGAGCGTAATTGGCGCGCTCCAGATTTCAGCCCGCAGAACACCAGGCGCTAGCTGTTCGTCCAGCCGCTCCCGGCGCGCTGCTTCGACCTCAATCCGGACTGCTTCGGCCTCGGCTTCACGCCGACGGCGCTCCACATCACGGGCGCGTTTGCGCTGTTGATGGAGGCGGGCAAGTTCTTTGTCGCGGGCGCGGGTGCTCATTCAGCCGATCTCTCCAGAAATTCCACCCTCAACCGCGATATCCCGACCCCGCCCGCCCAGATCACCCGAGCCACCCCGTCCGCGACCGCATCGACCGTCCCGGTGCGGCCGGCGAGGTCCGGGTGACGGGCGGTGGCGCTCGCGGTGGGGCGGACGCGGGAGCCGGGGGAGATAATTGCGGTCATGGGTGATTTCCTGCTTGACTGTTCATACGAACACCTCGTATGTTTTCGTTATCAGCAAGGGGATACGCGGATGACAAACTACATCGGACGGACTTTCACCCACCACGGCATGAAGGGCGCGAAGCAAACGGCTACCGTGGTTGCCCAGGCTGATCCGAAAGGTAAGAGCGCTAAGGTGGTGGTTACGGTGCGCCTGGCCGACGGCGCCGAATACAAGATGGACAGCAAAAGCATCCCGGCCGAGATCGTCTTCGCCGCTCCGGCGACCGGGCCGATGTTCACTGGTCGCGACCAATATCGTTACGACCGGAATGGCCGCATTTTCTGCAATTGATCGGAGACCTGACTCATGGCCATCACACCAGCATCGATCACCGCCGGCCTGGTCCACGCGTACGCCGCCAGCGCCCTTCAAAACCACAGCGAGGACGAAACACCAATCGCGCTGCTGACCGCGATCACTGAATCCGAAAGCTCCGAGGAGACCAACCATCTCGGGCGCGCTCTGCTGACACGCGAGGACTCGCTGTCTGATCCGCCCTATCGGCTCGGGGGTGACAGGTGCGATCCGCGCAAGACCGAACTCGCGGCTCGATTGGGGATCGCGTGAGCCCAGAAAACATCCGCTTCCGAGCCGCCCTGGCCACGCTGCACTGGTCCGCCGCGGCATTGGCGTCAGAACTCCGGTGTTCCCAGGCGCTGTGCGAGAAATGGCGGCGAACAGGTGCCCCACCCGATGCGCTGGATTACGTCGAGACATTGGTCCGGGTGATGAAGCGGGTCCCGATCCCGTACGTGAACACGACGGCGGGGCGGCGTAGGTTGGCGGCGGAGTGATCACAACCGCATCCTCAACCGCGCCAGCAAACACCTGACCCGGCACCGGACCAGCGCCCGGTCTCGCGCCTCGATGTCCTCTGGAGTGCGCTGCATGCGGCGGGAGGCGGCGCATTCCCAGCGATAGGCGATCATGACGTCGATCGGGATCCAGTCGCCGGTCACGAGAACGCGGGTCATGCGGCGCGGTCCTGTTGGGCGATGCGCATCACCGTCCCACCTCCATCATCGCCGCCTCGATCCGCGCATCCTCAGCGCCCCGGGCCACCTCGATCTGCTCGTATTCGTGCGCGGTCAGGTTGCCGGTGTGCGCTATGTTCGGCTGTTGCACCTCTGTCTGGCGGGTGTTGCGGATGTCCAGCCAGCGAATGCCGCAGGTGCATGGGCCGTGGTTGGGGAAGTCGTGGCCGGCGATGGTCACGTCCCAACCCCCACAGCCCCGCCAGCGCCGTCCCCACTCTCCCCGGGCACCAAACCACCCGGCGGGGCATCCACGCCCGTCCTGGCCACCCCCGGCACATCCAGCATCCCGGCGATAGCCACGCGGATCATGTTGCCGTTGATCGAGGCGATGGTGCCGAGCGGGGTCTTTGGATTGGCCGTGACGGTGGTGTCGCAGGCGGCGGCGATGACCTCCAGCATGGCCCGCGGTCCCATGTGGTCGCACAGGTGGCGCAGGAGTTGGTGGTTCCATTGGCGCGAGGTCATGAAACCTCCCGATAAGTCACCCCAGCCTCACTCAAGACTGATCGCGCGAATGCCAGATCGATTACATCGATGGGAATTATTCGGTTGCTTTTCTTGTGGTTGTCGTCTGCCCACAGAGGTTGATAATTAGTGAAGTGACTAGCCGCCAGGAATTGCGCTCTGTCAGATAGATCAAATACCGCAAGCGGCCTGATGTGATCGAAATGCCACCCCCGTATTCCATGATTCTCCCAGGACATACCGGGTTGAAATTTCAACGATATGTAGGTTTTGAATTCCTCAATGGTACAACCCAGATCGCGCACCGCAGACCCAGCGCGAGCGCCACCATTAACGGCCAGACCCAACCGGTTCCGTAGCGCTCTTCCTATTCTTTGACTCTCTCTGAGGCGCTCTTTTTTGTTTCGTTTCGATCGCTTCTCCGGCGTGGCCTTCCGCAACGTCGATATACGCCTTCTTTCTTTTATGCGCGCTTCTGGCGTTGACGATCTAAACTGCCGTAAACAACCGATACACGCTCCATTGCTCACCATACGCTCTGTAAGATGGCCATTCACACAGGCTCGGCCGGTAAAATATCTGGTCATACCCGATGATTTTGACTTCTTTTTACTTATGATAACTCCCACCGAAGATCTTACAGCCGCAGACGCCACCAGCAGAGACTGAGCTAACTCTTCAGCCTGTGAGACGGTCATAGGGTTGCCGGGCAGTATTACGTTTATGCGCATATCGGCGGTGTCATATGACACCATACTTCCCGCGTTACAAAGCATGCGAAACCTCTCGATAAAATAATCCCGCCTCGTCCAGGATAGATCGGGCGAACGCTATATCTTCATGCCATCTGCTTGGTTGATTTTTAGGTGTATATGACACAATACCACAGATGCCAGCTTGTATAATCTCTATTGTGCAAGCTGTACACGCACAACCACCCCATATCATTCCGCTCTCATCCGTGGCGGCCAGGTAGAGCGTGCATCCCAGGACCGAAACCCCGATCCGGGCGGCGTTGCAGATCGCGTTCCGCTCCGCGTGCACGATCAGGCGCATCTTCACGTCGCGATCGTTTAGGCGCTCGGTCGTGTCGGCGATTCCCCTTGGAAAACCGTTGAAACCGTCGGCACGCTGCTCTCGGTCCGGTCCCACGATGATCGCGCCGACCTGAGTCCGCGGGTCTTTGCTCATCCTCGCGTTGAGGACGCAGCGGTCCAGGAAATGTCTGTCCCAGCGATCTGTTGCTGCGATCAAGGTCATGCTTCGGACGCCTCCCGCGCGCGGTCGACTAGTTCGCGATCCCGTGCCGCCAGTTCCTTGGTCGACAGCACGCCTGCTCCCGGCTGGCGGCCCCTGGCGGGCTCCACGCGACGCATCACCCACACGCCGTGATCCGTGCCCGCGAACGGCACCCAGCCGTCATCTGTGCGGCGTGGTTGGGTTGACGCATTGGATGAAAACGAAGTCGTAGCGGTCGGTCATGGCTTCGGCTCCAGCGTCAAAATCCACATCCCGTTCCGCGCCTTCTCGAACCGGTACCGCTCATCGCGCGGGCGGAGCCGGTAGATCCGCTTATCCAGGTCGGCCGGATCGTCGTCCCAGTGGCACCATGGCACCGAGAGCGTCTGGCCATCGGGATGCGCCCAGCCGGCGCCAGCGAGCATCCGGAGCCCGGCCCAGATCATCGAGCGGCCCGAGTGGACGGAGCCGTTGATCGTGACGGTTGATGGGGTGATGGGGAGGGTGGCGGGGCGATTCACTTGCGGGCCGCCGCGAAAGTACGGAAAGCGCAGTCCGTTGCCACGATCCCTATGCATATCAGACCAAAGACGAGCCATCCCACCGCCGATCCCCACATATGCCCGATCGCGATCGAGACTGAGACGATGCCGATAATCATCATACAACCGTGACCGCTCGGCTCTTTGACCGTTATCTCGATGTCATCTTCACTCATGGCTTCCCCGCGAAAACATTGCCCAGCAAATCCCGAGCGTGACTCCACGCGTCGTGCGGCCACTCGATCACGACGGCCGCCACTGAGGCCCGCTCCGGCCAGTCGCCGCTGGGCGGGCGGGTCAGTAAGAGGCGATCGAGCCACGCGTTGTGCTCGTCGGCGTAGCGGGTTGCTGTCGCATGGTCGTGCATCGCGAAAATCTCGTCAGGGCCGGGGATGTGCATGCACCAGAGGAGATCGGTCATGCTTCACCGCCTTTCTTCCAATCGCGCCAGGACTTCTCCAGGTTGCGAAAAAACTGCGCTGAAACACCGAAAGCCCGCTGTAGATCGATACAGTCCCCAAGCAGTAGGTCAGGCTCACCCGGCCCGACCGTGAAGTACAGGCTCAGGCTTAGGCGATTGAGGGCACGGTCGCCGCCCATCCGCGTCGCCAGATCGTCAAGCGTCCAACCGCGCGCATCGAGTTCGTCCTGAATGTACTCGGAGGGGTGGAAGCATTCGGCCGGTATTCGGGTCATTGTCGCGCTCCAATCCTGAACCCGCTCGCCGGAAACGTCCCCGGCTCCACCAGCCGCACGGGATTATCCGCGGGCCTCCCACCATCCGCCCAGCGGGTCCAGCGTTGCGTGAACACCCGATCCGCCACCACCGACCTGTGGTTCGAGGACTTCAGCATCGCGTCCCGCCGCCAGCCTCTCCGGTCCGCGTGACCGCCGATGCTGTCCGGGGTGAGCTTCAGTCCAAAGCGCTGGCCGATCGCGGCGATGATCTCCGGGACCGGAGTCGCGGTCTGGGTCCGCAGGCGGTGGAGTTCGGCCTTGACCTTGGGGGAGAGGGTGGAGGGGTTGCCGCGTTTGGTCATCGATTGCCTCCAGCCGGCCAGCAGGCGTCCAGTTCAATGCGGGTTTGGCTGGTTCTGCGGGTTTGTTTCAACAGGTACGCACGTGAAAAACTAGTGATTAAATAGACAATAGAAACATTACATAGACCTGGTATCAATAAGCGTGATGTTTTCACTGGGGAGCCTCCTGAAACAAACCCGCAATACCCGCCATACCCGCATCGGGACCCTTCGCCAGAACCCATCTAAGGCGACTTGGGTCCGTGCGATTGACGGTCAGCTTGAGGTCTCCGACCTTATTATTATTGGATGATGTCAACCACTTACCGAGTCTTCTTGGTGATACGGTCGAGCCAGATCGTTCGGCCGCAACGCTTAGGCACGCCTCGCGGAACGTTGGATGCAAAAAACCACGGTCATCGCGAGTCTCGGTTTCTTCGACAAGATGAGACACGGTAAGACCGTTGGGATTGATGCCCAGCTCAGCAGCCCACGCCCTGAAAACAGCGGCACGCGCGGCCCGGATCGGATCCTCGGCCCTGGCCATCTCCATCGAACTGCACGGGTCGGGCATTCCGAGCCACACCAGCGCGGATCGGACCAGATCAGACCAGGGTTCGAAGCTGGCCAGAGCGCGGCATTTGTTCGGGCTGCCCGCGGTGATATAGGCACGGCCTATTGTGAGACATGCGGCGACATAAATTCCCCGGTCGGCGAGGACCGCCTTGACCGGATTGTTCTCGAATGTCCGCTCTTCCGGATTCTCAAGGTTCGCATCAAGCCGACAAACAAGGGTCCGCCGCACCAGATCGGCCGGCGCCGACAGGTTATTGCCGTTGGCGAATACGGTGAAGCTATTGGCGATACGAATGATATTGCTGGTGCCGAGTGGGCGTAGCTGTAGGAGCGGCCGTTCCGTCACCTGATTAAGAAAATCTCCCGAGAGCATTTCCGAAACGTTATCGATCGCAATGATTTGTTGCCCCGCCAGGGCGGCCCCGATCAATCGTTTCTCGGTCTCTTCCGGGTTGGGCGCGATGGCGATCACGGGGCAACGCTCGCCGGTCGCAACGGCCGAAGCGATGTCGGCGAGGTAGCTTTTCCCCGTGCCTGGTTGCGGCGCGGTGGCGACGTGCATGGGGACGGCGGGCAGCAAGGCCCCGCGTAATACCGTCGTCAGGATCATGGACAACGCTACGGAACGACTGGCTTCATCGGCGAACGGGAATTCGACCAGGAGAGATTGCAACGTTTCTATGGCGCGGTCCGCGTCGAGGCGCGTTGGAAAATCTAGGACCTTTGGCATGGGCGGAGGCGAAACGAGTACGAGGCCGGTCTGCTGGTCATACCCAGGGACAGAAAGGATCGTTCCGTCTGGCCGTAGTGTTGGCGTTCCGATCACGCCGGTTATCGGCGCGAATGGCCACTCCCCAGACATGGCGGCGACTTGCTCAACCACCTCCTTTGGGGGGTCAATGCGCACGACCTCGCCCGTCTTGAGCGTCTTTTCCCATTCCGCCACGGTGCCCATGGCGCGTCCGAGCATGGGGGCCGTCACCGGGACGATACCCGCGATCTCAACCACGGTACCATCCGATGTCTTGGCTTTCGCCAAAGCGGCCCTGACCAGCGATCTATCTCGTTGAAAAAACTGCACGTCCGCTTTGGCCATCGCGACCAGCGCTTCGTCCGCGGCGTGGTGTCGAAGCCCGCTCACAACGCGGATCGTTGGGCGGCGCGGGTCTTCCTGGCGAGGCGTCGGAATGGGGTCCGTATAGATATCTTCCGATTCTGGCTTATGGTTCGCGTGGCCGTTCACCCCGCTCCGCTCTGCGTATCCAGGCCGATCCGGCAGCGAAAACGGGTACTGCCGCCCATCCGCCAGCCCATATGCCGCCGTTTTGCGGGCATTTTCCCAATTCTCGACGGAGCGCGGCAGTTTATCGACAAGCCATTGAATGGCGGTCGCGTCAGAAAACCCGGCGTCCCTTTGGATCCCACCCAATAACCGGGCTGTTTTGCGCAGAGTGTCGTGCTTCTCGCCGTCGCGGGCGGTTGCCACACGATCGAGCAGCGTCGACACGTATCCATGCATTCGTTTCTCGGAAATCTCGACCCTGGCGTTGGGTACCGGTGGCGGCGGCGGCCTGTCGTCCTCAAGGTGTTTCAACACCAGGCCAAGAAGCCATGCGGGCCAGTCTGCTATCTCAGCGTCGGAGTCCTTGACGTATCCCAAAGACGGAGGGTGGATCA